AATTTTTTCCATTTTAATTTTTCTTTAAAACGATAATGCCTCCACTTTTCAGGAGAGTTCCAAAAAACAAAAAACCAATATAAATTACGTTTTGTTACATTGCACTTTTCATAACGCATACGTAGTTTATTATTTTCATCACGATAAAAAACTTTTCTCGAAGGAATGTATCGTGTGCACTTTGATTTTACAGGAAACAAATATCCTAAACGCTGATAAAGTGTAACGATTTTGTTTTTTACAATAACCTCATGCATTAATAGTCCTAAATAAACCGTAACAACTTTAAAAAATAAATAAAACTTTACTTCTTTATAATGAATGTTCGGTTCACGTTTACGTAAACGCTCAATATCTTCTTTCATTTTAGGAGCTGCAATGTTATACAGTTCCTTAAATCCTAAAGTATAATTATTTGACTTGAGCATTTTCATTACGTGCATTATTTATTTCATCATCTTGTGTACGTAATCCAATATTCAATTCAGTCTGCACAATGTTTTTTACAATGTAATCTACCATTGACATTGGCATAGGATATTCAGCAGTATTAGGATTAAAGCAAACAGCTTCACAACCTGGTCCCGGAATAGTACTTACAGTTTTAGGATCTTCAAACACACCTCTTACATTGATGTATTTTAAATCTTCAAAACCATCTTTTATCACAATGTAAAGTGTTTGCCCGATTAAATAACCACGATGCATTCTTTTGCCAAATCTTGTTGATCGTGCAAACTTATGTACGTCTGCATCATCAATAACAATTGGTGTTTGCTTGTCAATTAAACCAACAAATAGCAATGCACGATTTTTAGGCATAGATGCAAGTTTTGGTATTGTAACTTTTTTAATTGTACAACCCCATTCAACTGCAGGACATGATGTATCTGATTTATCTACATCTTCAAGTTTTAACGTTCCTAAATCTTGAACAAATACTGGATCAATATCCTTACCGTAATTTGTGTATTCGTTTACACCTTTTGCACGATAATACTGAATCCAAAATTCTATTTGTCGATTAGTTAAACGATTATCATCACTGTTACCCCTAAACCTAGAGGCCAACATACGGACGTTATACACATGTGTTGGTAATGTTGCCATAGTGCAAGATAATAAAAAAGGGCATTGGGCTTAATAACCCAACGCCCTTTATGTTAACGAATTTTAATTAATTACAGTGAATTAATCAATAGTGCACAAGCAGATCCGTTACCTACAGTTAGGTACAAGTAAATCTCTTTTGCAACTACAGTTTCACTGTCAATTGAACTTACTGCTTCAGTTGGTTCATAATCGATACGTACAGTATCGTATGAAGCCAAGTTGATGTTCTCAGCAGGCACACCCTTGTCGATCAAGTCAGCAGGATAACCTTCGCTAATAGTAGTGCTCACTGCGCTTACAGTAAGTGTACCAGAAGTTGAAGTTTTAAATCCTGTTGGAACAAGAGCACGCTTGTTATCACTCTTAGCAGTAACACGTACAACACCTGCAGAAGGGTTTGTAGCTACGTAAGGACAGTCATTTGCTAATCCATCTGTGTAGATTTTCTCATAGATGTTTGTAGCAATTGTAGTATTTGTATCACCGGCAACTACTGTGTAGTTGTAAGTTTTACGCCATACTTGCGAACTAACATCATTACTTACTACTGTCAATACGATTGTATCACCAGCAACATAAGTGCCACCAATGGTAGCAGTAAATGTACTTGCAGATCCAGCATTTGGAGCAATATAAATAGCACCTTTAAGCGAGCTTGCAGGTACTTCAAATGTAGGTGACAATTGAACTTTATCACCGCTAAGTACCGGAGTAAACCCTTCGGATACTATAGGAAAAAAATTACGACCAACGTTATTCATGATTTTAAAATTTAAATTTATTAATTCTTTTTATTGTTTTTTAATTAGTGCCTTCACTTCTGATTTCATTAATTTGCTGTGGATAGTTTTGATCACGTGTGATCATCATACCTTTCCTTACTGCAATATTAACGATTTCTTGGTGAGTAAATGCAGGAAGCTCAGAATTTACTATAGGTGAAGCCTGGCTGTCAACATTCCTTGGTGTTTTAATGTAATACAAAATCAAACTTGTAGGAGTATCGGTGGATTGCACCACTATAACGTTATTGGTACCATCGTTATACTGTATGTAACCCGGATACTCATTGTTTGGAGTTGTAAGAGGATTTAATTTAGCATATTCAAAATCATCAAATTGTATTGGTTCAACAGGACTTGTAATTGTTTGGCCGACACAATAAGGATCAGGAAAAACCCCTATTAATGTAGCCACACGCATAAATTCAGTTAAGCCATCAATATTGATTTGATTAGTGGCAGATGCAGTATATTTACGCACCAAAGGATTTATATCTTGACGATTCCTTTCATTTAATTCAAACTGATCAGCACGTACTTTTGCAAATTCAATTTGGGCCATATTAATAAGTTGGTCCTTTTCCGTTGGATTAAACCAAGGAGCACCAGCTTTATCAAAAAGCTCGTCCATTAAAGTATGCATTTCTGTGACTGTCATTTAAATTATGCCGCTAATTGTGTTTCAATTTTTGCTAATAAATCTTCATTTTTCTTTAACCATTCTACAGCAGTTTCAAAACTGGTTCCGATACGTTCACTTCCGTACGAATAAGTTCCGTGACGTTCAGTAAAAATACCTTTATCCAATCCTTCACGCATGATCTCACGCAAGTATCTACGTTCGTCATTGTATTCATCTAAAATAAATCGTGGATTTAAGTTAGCTTGGTCATACAAATGACTTTTTAGAATCTTTTCGCTGGTTTGATCCGTGATCTTGATACCGCTTTTTCCGGTTAAAATCAACCTTGCAAAACGTCTTAAATCTGTACCGCCAAGTTTCATGATAGCTTGATTTGCTGTGATAGCAAGTTCTGTACGAGATACATTATCATCCGCTTGTGTTTCACGATCAATCAGTATAAACAACGGATTTGATGGTTTCATGTATTCCGGATGGTTCTTCAACAGAACATATTCAATTCTATCCTCTAAGCGTTCAAGATTAAGTAATACTTTTTTAGAGTATCGTTTTGTTCTTGGGTTGCCATTACGATCAAAGAACGTTAGTAATTCACCTGATTGTTGGTCAGTATAACTTCTTAAAGTGATACTGTTTGATTTTGGGTTTTTAAGCCTTACATCAACTTCTCCGGAATCAGGGAGCTGTAATATCAGCTCCCTTAATCTTCCTTGTATAAAATCAGGTAGTTTAGCCTTTACTCCCTTTGCTTTTTCTTTTACTTCTGCCATAATACTAATTATTTAATTTTTGTTTTTTATGCGTAAATTAATTGACCGCAAGACTTATCGTTACGCACAACCAAACAAGACTCACGTAAATACTCTACCGAGAATTTATCACCTGGGTTAGCAGCCATCATAGCAGCTTGGTCAAATGGATTAACCATTCCCGGGATATACTTGGTAATCATAGAACGGTTGATTCCACCAGCTCCTTTAACCTTACGCTCGATATTCGAGATACCATCGGTTACACCGAAGTTCAAGAACACCATACGGAAAGATTCTTTAGGATAACCTGTAGCAGGATCAATGCTGTTACCATGTAAGTTCGGATCGTCAAATACTGGCGTATGAACAAGAGTAATCTTGTGTCCTAATGCAGCATAAGTGTTAAAGTTAACACCAAGCGCTTGTTCTTTTCCAGTTGCAGCATTGTAGAACAATGTACCAGCACCAGAGATTAACAAGTTCTTCATTGCATTATGGAACGCAACTAAACCTGCAGTACCTGTATATACTAACCACTGACTGTTCTTAACACCTGTGTTCAATGACAACTGTGCTAAGAAGTCTGTGATTTGTGATTCAGTTAATGTACCACCGTAAGTATCGATGTTCACCGCTGAAATTTGACGTAACAAACCGTCACCTTTGTAGATTGGTTTTCCATCAGGACCAAACAAAGTAGGGTTACCGTTAGAATCTACTGTACGTACATCGTACCAGTCAGATACTTCGTTCTCATACAAGAACTGCTCACGTTGGAACATCTCGTCAGTAAAGAACCATAGACGTTGACCATTGTTTTCAACCCAAGTTACATCGGTTAATGCACTACCGGTAATTTCAAACGATTTACGTTGAATACCAAGGTAGTTGTCATTCCAATCTGGGTACACGTGGTTTTGGTATCCACGGTTAGATCCTTCAGGGAAAGCAGTACCAATTTTACCTACAGTTGTACCAGCAGCAAAAGCAGTACCAGTAGTGATACCTGCAAACGCAGTATCAGGACTTTGTACCTTTGCAGTAAAGGTGTAACCACCTGAAGTAATTACCGGTTCACTAAGGATTACAGCTTGTGTACCATCAGCAAAACGAACTACATCGTTAGGGTTTAAATAGTTTTCTTCAACTTCAAAAGTAAAAGGAGCTAAAGAAGCACCAGTACCAGAGAATGTTCCGGTCATAGTTGAAGGGCGTGACAAACGACCAATAGTCGGCCACTGGAAACGAACATCACCAATCACATCTTCTTTTGCATAACGGTTAAGACCGTCAACAAAATATTGAAGTGAGTATTGTGGATATTGACGGATAATCTTACTTGCGATTTCCGGATACTTTAGTAAGTTTTGTACTAAAGAGTTTGATTGTACGGTTTCTTTACCATACGTACCTTTTTGAGTAATCATCTTTTAAATTATTTAGTTAAACTTTATTTGCTTTAACATCAATCTCTTAAAAAGGCATCTTTATCAAATTCATTTGTTTTTCCTGATGGATCAATATTACGCATTGGTATTTTGACTTCAGGATTTTGAATTCTGTCAAGGATCTCTTTTTTGCCAAGTTGATGTCCTTTATTTTGAACTGCGTTAAGGATAATCTTTCGATTTCTCCACAACCAAGAAGCTTCCAATAATGATTGTTGGCTTTCAAAAACTTCTTCAAGAAACTTGCGATTAGTTACGTATTCATAATGCTTGTTTCTGATTTCTTGCATTTTTTCTGGAGTGTCAGCAATTTTAAACCCAAACATTGTTTCGGTTTTATCTAATAAGCTTTTAAACTCCTTGCGTTCATTATCAATGTCTATTTCTTGCTTTGTTTCCTTAGACTTGACTTTTTCGGCTGCAATTTGTTTTTGTTTTCCAATTTCACTATCAATGAATTTTCTGATTTTAACAGCTTCAATTTTTAGTGTATTGTTTTCTTTGTAAGTGTCAACAACATCTTTTGCTTCTTCCGGTGTAAACTTTTGAAGGATTAAATCTTTAGTGACTAATTCTTCATCCGTTAACGCCTTAAAAGTTTCAAGGTTATTGATTACAGATTGAACTTCATTTGATATAGTCAATGAACGAGCCTGTTCATTTACTTTTACGATTTCTTTAACTTTGGTTTTAAATGTTTCGGCATCCGCTACATCTTCTCCTAAACCAAGTTCCTTTGCTATAGACTTAAAATCAAAATTAACATTTTTATTATTATCTACAACAGTTCCGTCATTATTTTTTGACTGATCGTTATTTTGGAGTTGCCCGGCATTATCCGTGCCATTTTGATTTTGGACCTGAGTTTCGACCTTACCCTCATTATTGTTTTGAATTTGATTGCCATCATTGTTGTCGGCAAAATCCATATCCCAGGTAAATTCATTCGAATTGTTGTTGTTCTGATTATTGTTATTATCACTGACAACCACATCGTTATCTTTTACAAACGAGCTAACGTCAAAGTTATTACCCTGATCGTTGTTTTGGTTTTCTACACCATTTTCATTTTCCATAAACTTTACTTTTTCTTGTTATTATTATTTGATTTAGGCTTGTCTTTACTTATTGGCTTTGCTTGAGATTGGTCCGCTTTTTTATCGGCTCCCGATCCTTTTAACATCTCAATATCCAAAGAAGTATTTCGGTCATGCTGCGCCATATCCTGCTCATGAATATGCTGTTTATCCAATTGTTGAATTTTAGCACCAGCTTGAATTTGAGCAACAGTAATATCTTTCTCTTTGTTGATATTGGCAACTTCCAATTGTACGTCAATCTTATGCTGTTCAATTTCATTGCTCTTATTTTGTAACTCCATTTCCTGCTTCTTCATCATTATTTGAGCAGCTTCTAAAGCTTCAAGACCTTTAGTTAAAATACGCTCTACATCTACAGCACTATCAGCATTGGCAGCCTTAACCGCTTCTTTAAATGGAACAGAACCCGAAGCAATAGCTTGTTGTAAAAGCATATCCATTTTTTGGTGCTTTCGTGCTTCCTTGCTATTGTTCTTAACGAATATACCGTATTGATCGTAAGATACCGATTTAGAAATAGTAAATGTTTGGAAATCCATATCTCCAAACACATTAATCATTCTGTCTTCAGGAGCAAAACATAAAGCAGCAGTATTGGCCACTTTATTTAATACATCACCAATTACCCGGTAATGTAAATCATACAATGGTGCAGTAATAGTTGTTGACTGAACAATGTTCTGCTGAGTTACACCAACAAGGTCATTGGTTTTAGTAATACCGCTACGTGCTGCAGAAATACCGGTTAATTTATCAGCAGTATCTTCAAGCATCATTTTAAGGTTGATTAACTGACTGAATGTATTACTCATTGTTAAATCACCTTGTGTCCACTGATTGTAAGTATTTAATTGACCACCTTCTTGTTTACTGTTTATCCAAGCAATACCGCTATTTTTTAAATGGTACAAAATATCAGCATGTTCCATGTCTTCAGGTTTTTGAGCTAAGTCATAAACCAAATATTTACCACCGGCACGTGCCATAGTAACTTCAATATGGTACATTGTGATATTGTACATTGTTTGGATATTCTTTAAAATATCCACAACCGAAATAGTCTTACCGTTTAAGTGTTTAATTACACCGAAATAACTTAATGAAGTATTAGCGTAATTGTCTTCAATTCTTACTTGATTAGGACGTTCACCATAAGCAATCAATCTTTCGTGTCCTACCTTTACAGCGTAGTAAACCTTATTGATCGGTTTAACTTCTATCTTTTCGTCTTTCTTTGGCTTGTAATCATCAGGTATCATTTTATAATACGGCACATCAGGACTGTATTTATTTGGTGATACCTTATAACGCATAGGGCTTTGTGCAATCCATTCCATTTCAATAACACGAATTTTTAATCCTGTGTTTTGATCATATACATAATTGATTACACTTTGTGTATTGAACTCATTGTACCAAGAAGCATTTTGACTTTCTATCTTTTTAAGATATTCCATCATTTCTTTATCCGGGCGATAAATTTCTACGATCTCATTAATCGATAAATAATTTTCATCACCACAGAATTTAGAATCTTGCAATGTATCTACATTGGCATGGAAGTCATAAATTAAAGAACCTGGATGCATTCTTCGTATCCTTGGTTCTCCATTACGAACTTCAACTTTGTAAAATGCTTTTGCGCATATTAATAAATCGTAGAACCCACGTTTAAATTCATCTTTGTAACTGTACTTACCAATCAGATAATCCAACCCTACACGCATCATCTTCTCCACATTATCCCTGAACTTCATGTTCATGTATTCTTCTACATCTTCAGGAATTTCTTCTTCGGTTTCATCATCTTGAAAAGCTACACCGGTTAATTGTTCCATTTGTTTACGCAATGGTCGCATTATAACTTCAGCAGCTACAGTATTTCGTTTTTCATTTTTACGTGAAATAGCTTCAGAGTTGATAACCTCAACTGAATATTCAAATGGTTGTTGGATTAATTCACCAACTAATAAATCAAGCTTTGATGTAATTATCGGATAATTGACTAATCTTGCTGGTGTAGTCATACCATAAGCATCGGTTACATATTCAAATTGCTTTGAATCAAAAACTCCGGATGCTATTAAATAATTATCGTGGTCCTTTACCCTTTCATTTCTTAACCTTACGTTACCAGCCTGTAATGATAGATAAGCATTTATTGTGTCTAAATACCATTTTTCATCCTTTTCACTATCAGGAATGTATTGATCAGGTAATCTCATTATGAACTTTATTTATAAACTTATTTCGGTAACTTTATGTTAATCCCAAAGTTATTGTTTTTTTTGTTAGCTCCAACAGGAATAATTCTTCCCGAAGCATCTTTAATAAAATGCGGCATTACAGCTTTCTCTTTCTTTTCATCTTCGGGTTTTACCAAGGTTACGTTATCCTGATTATGCAGTAAACACATACCAAAGGCCATTACCCTATCCACGTTCTTCTTTCCGAAATCTACAAATTCTTTTAATAAGTTGATAAAATAAATATCATCACAATTCTTTTTAATGTAATCCGCTATCAAATCAATAGCCAATCTTTTCTGATATTCCTTCATGTGGATACCGTATCGATTGGTAACCTGACTGTATGGAGCATCCGCAGACTTGGGCCTTTCCTTTAAATAACGCATCATTTTATGCCTTTCAAAGTATTCTAAAAACCCACTATCGTTATACTCGACAAGAACCTTTGTATCGTATAATATACAGATTTTCAAACAGTTCTCGTAAAATTCTTCTTTGGTATCTGGTCGGTCATAGTATTCAAGTACCGGCATATCACCGGGAATATCTACATTAATGAACCTACGGTAAACATACATACAACCTTTTGAATCACGCTTTTTGTTTTCCTTTTCTTCAAACTGATCGGCAATATGGTATGGATCGACTGCAGCAACATGAGAATTAACAAAGCCTTGTAATGGTGGTTCAACAACAACAAACGGACCATCTGTATCATAAATCAATTCAGGTTTACCACCAAAAATCTTTTTACCATCAGGTGTCCTTGGCCATTCAATCTTGGCCCTTTTAGCAATGTTTAATGTTTTGTTGGTACTTAACTCGGCAATTTGAGCATTGATCTTGTCGAGGTCAAAAGGTGTCATGGAAGACTTCAGCCACATGTGTTCGGGCTTGGTCGGCATTTCTTGGCGAAACGCATAATAAGCTAATTTACTTTCCTTTAGCTTTTCGGCAGCACGTCTTTCAATATCAACTTCGGCTCCAACAGTATCCGATATTCCTGTTTTAAAATCAAAGAATCCGTAATAAACTTTTGTGGCCGGTATGAATAAGGCTTTTAAATTAAACCTTTCAGGATTGTTAAACATCTCAAAGTAATCTTCCGATTCATTTGAAATCTGATTGGAAGTACCACCAATGATCGGTACACCAAACTGTTTAGAACCTTCACGCCAACATTCTTCAGACGAGAAGTAATGCTTTTTACCCGAACGAAATTCTCCAAATTCTTCGAAAAAAGCTTTGCTCAAAGACAAACCACGGAATGGAGATTTTTTACCAGTAGGATCCATTACACGCCAGTGTATAATTGACTTGGCGCCTTCTTCAATCCATTGGCCCGTATCTTTATCCTTTACTTTATAACCTGACATTAACATATCAGAATTATTATGTAAGTGATTAAGCCTTAGTTCTTTTGGTAAAGAATAATAGGATTCAACCAATCGATCTCTAAAGTCTTGTACGTATGTATCCACTTCAGAACCTACACCTATTTGTGTACCACTAAAGAAAGAATATTCATGCAGGGCAATACCCATATTGTTAAAGGAGAAACCTTTACGTCTTGCTTTACCGATAATAAGACCGTAACCGCCTTTAACCGCTTTTTCAACTTCTAAAAAGTATTCATGGTCCTGATCACGATAAGCAGGACACCCGATAACCTTACGATTTGTTTTTTCGTCAAGCCTTTGGATTTGACAGAAGTTGATATAAAAATAATAGGCTCCCGGTATCCAGGAGCCATTAGTTGGTTTATAACCGTTTTTACAACGATCAAGTTGAATGTTCCACCAATCACGGTATTCGATAGAACCCTTTGTCAGTTTATGATAGGATTTATCGTTTACTACCGGTTGATATTTTTCTGCAAGAATCATTACTTTTTATCCATTGCTAATTGTTGCTCAAGCAAAGAAAGGTTGTTCATTTCCTTACCGGTAAACTTCACATCGCTTTCCATGTTCTTAATAATGATTTGCTTTATCTTTTCTAAAGCTGTAGCTGATTTTTCAAACTCTACTTCAAGCTCATTGATTTCACTAAGATTCTTTTCGTTTACATCCTTGGTTTTGTAAATCTTGGTTTTTTCATACATCTTGTCACGCATAGCCATGTACTGTTCAAGAATAGGATCGTACTGTAAAACCTTGTACTGTTCAACAGCATTTACAAACAAAGGATCATCTAAGATGTAATGTGATTCTTTATCAAATAGAATTTTAGTAACGTATTTCTTACGCTCCTCAATCGGTAAATTTCTGTAAGGTGATTTGTAATCATGGACCATTACGATCCAACGTACAGCATCGGAACCCATACGTTTATGTTTATAGACTTCAAATATTGCCGGGCATAATGCTATGGATTTATCCTGTAGCAATACATTACCATCTTTCTCAATATCGAACAATAAACCAAACATTACTTTTCTTTTTCTATTTTAAGCTCCTTTAAAAGCATATCTACTTGGTTTTGGCAATAAGCCTCAATCAAGCGTTTATCTTCTTCAAGGAAGTCAAATATAGATAAAATTTCTGAATCAGATAATACAATATCCTTAGACACCGGAACCCATACTCCGCATATCTTGTTAACGACTTTCTCGTTAACCATAAGGCTGTTATCTGATAACTTTAAAATGTTCATTTCTTTTACTGCTACTTTCATATAAGACAAATATAAAAATTATTTTTATGTTATGAAACTAATATCAAAAGAAACTTATCCACAAGGTTATAAACCAAACATTTATATGGCCAACCTATTTGTTTCATACGTTGAAAACAAATACAAGGAATCCATAAAACGCAACAAGGAGCTTTTACCGAAGTATCAGAAAACCATAACTGTAATAAACAAATGCATTGTTTTAGACGAAAACAATTTATTCCCTTCGGAAAAACAATACAATCAGGTGCTTAACCAAGTATTACAGGAATACACCAGTAAGAAGGAACAAGACAATAACACTTACTGGATCCGTAGTGTATTTCCACAAAAGCATCTTGGCCGGGTAAACTATGAATTTGACAAAAACAAACATTAATTATGAGAACTAAATTTTTACATGAAAATGATTTAATTGATTACATCATCAAAACAGTTGACGGTGACATTAGACGTTTACTAATCGTAACTACCGATGATGAAATAATCGTAACCTTTGGTGCACAGACTGTAGTTGTCAATGCTGTATTTGTACAGAAGTTAAAAAAACGTATGACTGAGTATTTCGAAAAGCAACTAATAGAGTTTTTAGAAACAATGCATCCTTTTGAAAAACACAACTTTGTTGAGTATTGTGGTAATGATATGTACCGTATCGGCAACAAAGGAACTGTATTACATACAAACTCAAAAGGATTAAACCAATTTCATGAATGTTTAAAAAATCACCACATTAAAACAAACACAACAAATCAACCACTATGGAAAACAAAAAAGAACTTGAACTAATTGGTGCCGAACTATGGTCCAAAGTTTATTACAAAAGCTTTAAAGATAATAAAGCAAAACAAATTGCTGATGAAGCATTAAATCATTTTAAAGAATCATTTGGATTAAAAGACAAAACAAGTGCACCTGAAATGTCACCAATAGATTTTGATTTAGAAGAATCTAATCCATTACGAGAATACAAGAATTATGAACCCGGCAATACACATCGACCTGGATTTGTAATTAAACCTAAATTAACAGCTATGGAAGAAGCTAAACGATTAGTAGATCAATTCTACAATACCTTACCACAATGGGTAAATAAACAAGATGCTAAAGATTGTGCATCAATAGTGATAAACAAAATGAAAGATATTTCACCACACTATTCCATGCAAAACTTAAGTGAAGTTCCAGAACTATCTTTAGAGTACTGGAACCAAGTTGAAGAAGAACTTAGAAAACTATGAAACATGAAGTTAAATACCGTGGTTGGTTTCAATCCCATACCGGTGAAGAATACTGGGTTTACGGTTATCCAATAAAACAACCTAACGGTAATTGGGAAATAACAGATGGCACTACTTATTGGACCGTAGACGAAGTATTTCCTTACATAGGTAAAAAGGATTCAAAAGGAAAAGAAATCTACTTAGGAGCCAATGTAGCTGTTATAATGGAAGATATTCATTTCCCATCAAGCTACATTGAAAACAAAGGAAAGATAATTTACAACAATGAATTTTGTTGTTACGGCTTTACCACTCAATACGGTTGGTTAGACTTCAGTTCTAAACACTACAAGAAAATAACAGTAATCGATTAAAAAACTAAGGGATACCTTTAACAGTATCCCTTAATCCCACAATTAAAACAGTTATGCTATAGATTCAAAACAGTACCAAAGATAATACTTTTTAGTTTACTTTATTACCTAAAAGTAAATTATAATCTAACTTACTTTACTTTCATCCATAATATCCCCATAACCACCTTCTGTTCCTTACTTATATCCCGGTCACCACCAGTAAACGATTTTACATACAGGTCCCCGTATCAGTACTTATACAAGAGGTTTATGTGTGAGGACCATCCCCCTACACTCCCCTACCCCTGTGAGTAAAAGGGAAACTACCCCCGTACTTGGAAATTTTTTGCTGTACTTTTCTAAAACTAAACTGATTATAAACACTCTTTGTTCGCTTTATCAGTACTCATATGCTACTTAACTATCTGTTTAATAAGAGTTAAGCTGTTTGTGGGAGGACAATCTCTCTCATGCTTAGAGCTGTTAGAACAATTAAGAAAGTTGTGTGATTGTCGTGAATTGCTAGTGTTTGTTAGGTTAAAGATAATATAAGTGTAAAAGGGAACACGAAGTTACAAGAAATAAATGAGAAAAGCAAATTAAGTGATAGTGTTAATATGTTAGTATGTAGTGTATATGTTTGGTAATGTTCTTTTTTGCTTGTTGATATAATTATAAATATTATATCAAAGTATATTCATGATTTTGTCCCATGAATATACTGTTAAGAGAGACAATCGGAGTTGTTCACCGATAAATAAATGTAAAAGCAGGTAATACCAACCTGTGAACAGTAATGGTATATTTTTTATCAAATAGTGCTTATGTGCTATTTGATAATTATTAAATCTATTAGCTATGGAGAAGAATTTAAATTACAATGGTGGTGGAACGATACCAGCATTAATTGTCATGTCAGTATTTTTAATCTTGACTTTCTTTGTATGTTAAGGCCAAGATTAAGTAGTAATAAACGCTTGTTAGTGTTTGTTACTGATGATAGCAGATTTGGTGAAAAGAGTAAACAGTTGTTTGCATCTTCATGTGACCAAAGCCAATCTGGGAACAAAACAAAAAAAGGGAATAAAACACATGAAGAAGTATGGTTGGCCATTAAAGCTGATTGTGCTAAAATAGCTGTGTAATTGGTTAAACTGTAACAAGAAGTGCTTTGGTGCTTCTTGTTATTAACCAATTAAAACCATTTATTATGCATCCAGAATTTATTCTCTACATGTATTACTTCGGTCAGAAGTAATTTAGCTGTCATAGCTGTTTGTTTATAGTTGTAAGGGGCTTTTGTGCTCCTTACAATTAAATACATTTATGAATACGAATCAAAATTCGATTTTCAACTTCAGCGGGGCTGCAATGTTGGAAACAAGTAAAGCTGGCTCAATCGAGCGCACAAAATCAGGACTTCACACTTTAACTGCTGTTGAGGCAATTGAAAGTAAGTCAGGACATCCTACCTTAAAATTGGTATTTGAACATGCCGTTGCTAAGGATTGTAAAATTACGGATTACGTACGAACCAGTTCGGCCGACAATTTCGTAAAATCTATCATGCGTGCACGTTACGCTTTCATTAACGCAAAGGACGGAGAAGCAGCTAAACAAGCTTTAGCGACTTTACCTAATCCTGTTGTTCCGGTAATGAGCAGCGACAACACACCAATTGTTTTCCAAACCAATGATGAATTGGAACAATTGCGTATTGTGCATGGTCCAGATTGCGATTGGATTTGGGCTGGTAAGAACAGCAAAGACCGTTATTTAGTGAAATTGACTAACCGTCAAGAGTTCATTAACGGACTTGCTGAAGCTGCTAAGTCATTAGTTGGCCAAACGTACAACTTGAAAGTTAGCGAGCCTAAAACTGGCGAAACTTTCCAAAACATCGATTCTATCGAGAAAGTTGTTAAGTAATCCATTTCGAACAGGGTACAGATTAAACGTCTGTACCCTTTTTTTTTGCATCCTGTCCAACGCTGCAGTTTCCCTTTTAATAATCCTACACACCGGTTCGTTACGGGGGTTTCAGCATAATACGGTGGCACAGATTTTTTCTAATTAGGTAATTTATAGTAAATTAACATAAAACAATAAACCATGAAAACAATTAATTATTTAAAAATTACTATTGAGTGGACCTTGGTAGTAATGGCATTAGGAGCTACATTGATGTTAACACCTACAAAAGCTATTTGTGGTGAAAGCTATGATGTTACAAGCTATGAACAAAAAGAAAACGTGAATTTGGAAGTAAGTAATCCAGTATTTGAATCAGGTGGTATGGTTGAAGGCAAAAGTGAATATACCAGTAACCCGGTTACAGAGTTTTTTAAGTCTTATCCGTGGCTGTTAGGATTGATAGTGGCTTTTGCTTTTGTTATGATGATCAGGGTTGCCTTGGTCAATGCATTGTGTGATGAATGGAATGAATTGCTGAGTAAATACAAGGACCATTGGGTGCACAGTAATTGTTTACGGGCAGAAGATGAAAGAAGATTGGATCAGGGTATGCTTGAATTGGACTACCGGGACTATTTAAATTTCAAAAAATGGGATGTTGCACACTTTCTAAAGGATAAACAATTGTATGATGATGTATTAGTCTGGAGTAAAGAAGTGGAAATGTACTGTAACTAAGTGATTGAGTGGTTGTTGGCAAATATAACAAGTGGCCTTTTGTGCTACTTGTTATTATTTATACAATAACAAGAAAATCAATTAAGTACAAAAACCATTAAAAACTAAAGTGTATGGAAGCTGAAATCATTACTAAAAAGGTTGTAAAAGCCTTAAAAAAATGCGGAAAACAAGGTGACAATAAGTTCAACCGAGTGATCAATTTGATATTTACTGAAGGTATTAATGACCGAAAGGTTATTGCCGGGACCTTGTTTAATAACCTGATGAGGTTAGCAAATGAGGATCGAACATGCTGGATTGAATACGATGCTTTAATGAACATGAAGAAACTAAGAATTGTAGTAGACGGGGAAGGATTCATGGTAAAGCCGGTAATCGTAAACAATCGTATGATGCTGTACATGGGTAAAGGCAGGTATCTTGAGGCCAGTCATATTTTTGGCGAAGAAGTAAACGTGTATTAACTTATAAGTTAAGTTTTATGGAAGAAAACAAACCTTCAACAAAAATTGGTGTAATTGGTGCTGGATTATTAGTAAATACTGCAATTAACAGTGTACATAATGAAGAAATCGGTAAAGAACTGATTGTCATTGATACTATACCAATAAAACCATTACCCAAAGATTTACCAAAAATTGAACTAATAACCTTACCGCAAGATGGAAAATCAAAAAGACGTGAACGAAGAAAAAGTAAACGTAAAAGGAAATAGCATTAAAGTTTGTCCTGATCCTGGGTGTGATGCTGTATGGCACAATTGCCCTGATAAACAGACAAAATGCTTAGACTGTGATGGTAGAGTTATTCGGATTAATGAAAACACGTATTGGAAGAAGTTTGAAAATAGCTTCTTTCAATACGATTTTATAACCCGGGAGTTTTACCGGCCAGTAAAATCAACAAATCAATTAACCTTAGAATTTTAGATCATGCCTAAACATCATTTAATAGGATACAATTTAAATGATATGCCCGGTTGGTCCATACCATGGAACAGCCCTTGCAAATCATCAAGAATATTATTGCGTGCATTTATTATCGCTAAAGTACCATGTGGTTGGCCTGTAAAATGGGGTAATAGTTGGGATATACCATATCCTGATGGAAGAATGGTGCCAAGCGGTCAAAGTACTTTAAGCAATATGACGTATAAGGATTGGGTAGATTTTGCCCGAAAACATTTAAAGAGCACTTAGGTGCTCTTTGAATTTTAAAATAATACAATTATGGCTATATATCAAGGTGAATTAAAAGTGTATGATAAATCAGGTAATTTATTATATACAAAATTTGATACATTTATTAGTATAAATGATCTAAAAAATACAGCTAAAAAAATATGGGGATCGCATACATTTAGCTATACACCATCAATAGAAAGCTGGCGTAAACCAATTAAACATCGTAAAATTAAATAATTATGGGAGATATAGCAGATTATTATAGAGAATTAGCTATGCAAGAAGATGCAGAATACGAATATTTATCAAGTATAGCTAATCAATTATGGGAAAATTATAAAGCTGGTATTGCTGAATGGAAAAGCTTAAAAGGACCAATTTTAGTGATACACATGGATGATAATCATATTGTTAATGCATTAAAAATGCTTTTGCGTAAAGATAATAAAAATCCAGTAAATGAAATGTTTATTGACATTTTTGAAGCAGAAATTAAAAAACGAAAAATACAAATACAATGAGTAAACAAAAATATTGTGAGGATTGTGGTTCTAAAGTATTTAGTCTTGGTTGCGTTAATTGCGATGAAGATAATTACATTAAAGAAAACGCTATTGATAATGATGAAGATTATTATATGCAAGATGATGATCGTGGTGGTACAGGCCACGGTGATATAAGCTATTCAGATGCAGATCCAGGACTTTAAAACTATTGAATTATGAAAAAAAAAGAATTTAACCTTGACAAATCTGCAAGATTAATTTTTGCGTTAGAAATGTATGAAATAATTGAAAATAAAAATTTTAAAAGTGGTTTTTGTGCTACTTTTCAAATGACAATTTATGGATACAATTTTTTTAATGAATATATAGAACAAGATTTAGGTTTTCGTACAATATTTTTACATTTTGATGAACTTCAAAAATACAATCCTAAACGTATCAGCAGCGATTGGTGGTTTCCAGATTGTGGTATTGATGAAAAATGGAGAAAAAAGCGACTTGAAATTCTTGATAAAGTAATTTATGAATTAAGCAAATAATCATTTATGTATAAATTCAAAGTAAGAGTAAATCACGACAAAGGCGAAACAACATTTGTTGTAATGAATACAACTATGATTGATGCAATTAAAAATGTAATACAAGCCGAAGGCTGTCCTGAAAGTGCTATTTTAATGGTTAAACGAGTAAAATAGATGAAACCATTAATGGTGTCAGACATAGAAGTTCACTACAAGATTAAAGTACCGGGTAAAGACAAAGTTCAAATCAGAGATTCTAAATCTGTATTTCAAGTATTAAAAGAATCGTATGATATTAATACAACAGGTTTACGTGAAACATTTTGGGTGTTATACCTAAACCGTTCAAACAGAATTAACGCACGTTATAAGCTTTCTGAAGGGGGTATTATTGGTACAGTAGCAGATGTAAGGTTAATCCTACAAGGTGCTTTATTAACCAATTCTACAAGTATTATTCTTTCGCATAATCATCCTTCAGGTAATTT